ACGATGTGATCGAGGTGCCGTTTGGCGGCAAGGCGCTCAAGCCAGAGCTAAACATCAACCGGCGCACCGAGATGTGGTGGGAGATGAAGGAATGGATCGAGCAAGGCGGCGCGATACCAAACAATGTGGCGCTCAAACAGGAGCTGGCCACCCCGATCTACTGGTTTGACAGCGCCGGTCGCCGAGTGCTGGAGCCAAAGGATCAGATCAAGAAGCGGCTGCAAGGGGCTGGGAGCCCTGACCTGGCCGATGCGCTGGCGCTGACATTTGCCATGCCAGTAAGGAAACGCCTGCCCAGGGATGTCCTGGATCGGGCAACACGCAAGGAAAACAAAAAAGACTATGACCCATACTCCGCAATCAACCGCTAGGTACCCGTATCGACTAACCAGAGGGCTACAGTCATGATGTGCAAGGTGACACTTGTGTCGATGCCGGAGCTGATCGGCGATCCAATGTTCGATGACCTGGTCGAGGAATATCGGATTGAGAGCAGCATGGATGGCATGGGCCATGCGAACTGGAACAAAGAGATGTACGCCAAACTGGATCAGGCTGGCATCATGCATTTGTTTGCTGCACACGGGTCAGCCGGTAACCTAGTTGGGTTTATGGTTGTCCTGTTGACGGTGGTGCCACACTATGGCGCATTGACGGCCACAACAGAAAGCCTGTTTGTTGGCGGTCGATACCGTGATAGCGGGGCTGGTTTGTTGTTGATCAAGGAAGCCGAAAGGTTTGCCAAAGATCGTGGTGCGATTGGTCTGCTATTGAGCGCACCGCACGGCGGTACATTGTCCAAGGTTGCCCCCAGGTTGGGATACCGGCAGACAAACGATGTGTTTTTTAAGGGGCTAACGTGAACGAACTGGCTGTCCACACTGCAAAGATCCAACCGATGAGCGACACGGCCATCGGTAAGGTGTATGCATTGGAGCGCGTGACCGGTTTCATGGAGCAAGCAGATATTGAAACCTACCATGTGCTGCATGGTGGGATGTACGCCAGGACGATCAAAATACCTGGCGGCGTAGTGTTGACTGGGGCGCTGGTAAAAATACCGACTACCCTGGTAATCAATGGCGATGTGACTGTCTATGTAGACAACGATGAAATTCTTGTCACTGGCTACCAGGTTATTCCTGCAAGCGCCCATCGCAAACAAGCATTCATCACTCACTCGGATACGCTGCTGACTATGGTCTTTCCGACCAGCGCTGCTACGATTGAAGAGGCAGAGGATGAATTTACCGAGGAAGCATCTTTGCTTATGAGCCGAAAATCAAACGCAAAGAATTTCATCAACATCACAGGAGAATGACTATGTCAGGAGCAATCACAGCAGTAGCAGTTGGAGCCGGTGCCTATGCGGCAACAGCCGGTACAGCATACGCACTTACCGCCGGTACAGCCGCAGCAGTTGGCCTTGGAGCTGGCGCAATGAAGATGCAATACGATGCAGGCGAAGCGCAAAAAGAAGCAGGCGAAAAGCAATTGCAAGCGCAGAAAGACGCGCAGCAAATGAACTTAACCGCAACTCAGGCGCAGGCCGAGCAAAGCCAGATGGCTATTAACGCAGCAAACAGAAAAGCCCCAGATACCAGCGCTTTGCTGGCATCAGCAGCCAAGTCTGGCGTTGGTGGCACTATGCTTACAGGCCCACAAGGCGTTGACCCCAACCAACTTGCACTCGCCAAGAACAGTCTTTTGGGAGGTTAATCGATGGCAAATTATCCAAGCGATGGAGCGTCAAATCCAAAGAGCCCTGCGCGGGATAAATTGCACACGCGATGGGGCCAACTAAAGTCTGAACGTGCAACCTGGTGGTCGCATTGGCAAGAGGTCACAACCTACTTGCTGCCGAGGAATGGGCGCTACTTCACCCAGGATCGGAACAAAGGGATGCGCCGCCACAACAGCATCTACGACAACACCGGAACCAGGGCGCTGCGAACATTGGGCGCAGGCATGATGGCGGGGGCAACCTCACCGGCACGCCCATGGTTTCGCTTGGGTACATCAGACCCAGTGCTGAACAACTACCCACCGGTAAAGCTTTGGCTCGATGATGTGACCAACAAAATGCAGTTGGTGTTTCAGCGATCCAACACCTACCGCACGCTGCATGGGATGTATGAAGAGCTTGGTGCCTTTGGTACCGGTGCTGCAATCATCCTGCCAGACTTCAAGAACGTCATTCACCACTACCCATCAACGATTGGTGAGTACGCTATTGCGACCAACTACCAAGGTCGCGTTGACACCATCTATCGAGAGTTTGAGAAAACGGTCAGCGAGATCGTCACCGAGTTTGGTATTGAGAACGTGTCGCACACGGTGAAGAACTTGTATGACCGTGGAAGCTTGGACGCATGGGTGCCAATCATCCACGCAATCGAGCCCCGCACAGATCGAGATCCACGCAAGCGCGATGCAAAGAACATGGAGTACCAGAGCTGCTACTTTGAGCTTGCCGCAGAAAAAAACAAATACCTACGCGAGAGCGGGTTTGAAGAATTCCCTGGCATCGTGCCTCGCTGGAATGTTGTTGGTGGTGACATCTACGGCAACAGCCCTGGCATGGAAGCGCTGGGCGACATCAAGCAATTGCAGCATGAACAGCTACGCAAGGCCCAGGGCATTGACTACCAGACCAAGCCGCCGCTTGTGGTGCCATCGAGCATGAAGAACCGCGACATCGAGACATTGCCTGGCGGCATCTCATTCATTGACGGCAACAGCCAAGGCATCAAGACGGCATTCGAGGTCAACCTCAATTTGCAGCATTTGCTTGCCGACATCCAAGATTGCCGAATGCGAATCAATGGTTCGTTTTATGCAGATCTATTTTTGATGCTGGCCAATGCAACAGACACCAGAATGACGGCAACCGAAGTGGCCGAGCGCCACGAAGAGAAGCTGCTCATGCTTGGCCCTGTGCTTGAGCGCCTGCACAACGAGCTGCTTGATCCACTGATTGACGTTACGTTCAACCATATGCTTCGCGCAGGAATGCTGCCACCGGCACCAGCAGAGCTGCAAGGCCAGGATCTGAATGTTGAGTTTGTGTCGATGCTGGCGCAGGCGCAACGTGCTATCGGAACCAATGGCGTTGACCGATTCATCGGCAACCTGGGCGTGGTGGCGCAAATGAAGCCAGAGGTATTGGACAAGTTCGACAGCGATCAATGGGCAGACGCATACAGCGAAATGCTTGGGATCGATCCGAAGATGATCACAGCAACCAAAGACGTTGCCATGATCAGAAACAAACGAGCGGAAGCTCAAGCAGCTCAAAGTCAAATGGCAATGATGCAACAAGGCGCATCAGCAGCGAAGGACGCATCCCAGGCACCAACCCAGGGCGGCGAATCCAACGTGATGATGGATTTGATGAACCAATTTAGCGGCTACGGTAGCCCATCCGCTGTGGAGGTAGGACAATGATCAACATGAAACAAGCGCCAGAAAAAGAAGAGATGCCTGGCGAATACGAATACGATGAACCGGCATACCCTTATGGTTTGTGCCTGCACCTAGATGCTGAACAACTTGAAAAGCTTGGCATTACTGCCCTGCCTAAAGTCGGCAGCACCATGATGATCAAGGCTAAGGCCTATGTGAAATCAACTGGTGCCTATGAGACCCAGGGCGGCAACGACATGACCATGTCGCTACAGATTACCGACATGGAGATCTCCGGCGAAGACCGTCAGACCAGCCAAGCCGAAGCCATGTACGGCAAAGACAAAAGCACAGACAAGCCAGCGCGTCCGGTCACTGATGCATCAACGATGCTGTATGGGAGCTGATCATGGCAGGCAATGGATTGTGGGCCAACATCCATGCTAAACGTGAGCGGATAAAAAATGGATCTGGCGAAAGAATGCGAAAGCCTGGTAGCAAAGGTGCGCCAAGCCGCAAAGACTTGCGAGATTCTGCTGCCGAAAAACTGTATCCAGATCAGGGTAAGGACAAAAAGAAAAAATGATGGTACCCGTATCGCGCCCAATCGTGGATAAATTAACAACATGAGCAACTACGATCCATTAGACCTCAAAGGCCAGGAGCGCCAGAAAGAAGATCGCGAGACCCGCGACCGATCTGAGCGAGAGACCGAAGAGGGAGATATCAAGTGGCTCATGGGTAGCAAGAGGGGTCGCCGCATTTTGTGGCGACTTCTGGATACAGCAGGAGTGTTTAGATTGTCGTTCAACACCAACGCAATGGCCATGAGCTTTGCTGAAGGTAACAGGAACTACGGCCTACGCATTCTGTCGCTGATCCACACTCAGACCCCTGAGCTTTATTCAACGATGATCAAGGAGCAGAAAGATGAACGAAATGCAGATGACAGAAGCCACCCAAGCCAATAGCGCGGATGCATCGCAAACCCCTGCCGACAACAATGCCTACTACGGCGGCGACAAGGTGGGACAAGGGCAGCAAGAAGCCCCTGTAGTACAGGAGCAGCCTCCGCAGGAAGCGGGTAAGGCTGTTGAGAAAACTGGCGACCAGCCCCCAAGCGTATTGGGTGCGCCTGAGAACTATGAATTCAAATCCGACACGCTTGGAAAAGCAATTGGAAGAGAAGCAAAGTTCGATGACGGTGTACTCGGCGCGTTTAAGGATGTAGCCAAGGAACTCAACCTTACGCAGGATGCTGCACAGAAGGTGATTGACAAAGTTGCACCATCCATAGTGCAGCGTCAAATCGAACAAGTCCAGGCCATTCAAACTGAATGGGCCAACACGGCTATGGCTGACAAGGAATACGGCGGAGTTAATCTGCAAGAAAACCTATCAGTTGCCAAGAAAGCACTGGATGCATTCGGTACACCGGCTTTGCAAGAGCTGCTAAACCAATCCAAACTGGGCAATCATCCCGAAGTAATTCGGTTTATGTACAGGGCGGGGAAAGCGATCAGTACAGATAAGTATGTTGGGCCATCTCAAGGGTCTGGTGCCGCAAGGTCGATGCCCAAAGACATGGCAGGCTATTCGTCTGCACTTTATCCAAACCAGTCGCAATGATTAACTTGAATGGTCAACTAATCGATGGCGGCTTCATCATCATCAACTTTAATAGGAGCTAACATGGCTACTCTCTCAACTAGCAATCTCACCCTCGCCGATTGGGCGAAGCGGAGCGACCCCGATGGTCGCGTTCCGATCATCGCTGAACTGCTTTCGCAGTCCAACGAGATCCTGTCTGACTGCGTGTTCAAGGAAGGCAACTTGCCTACCGGTGAACGTGTGGTTGTTCGTACTGGCCTGCCAAGTGTTTACTGGCGTGCATTGAACCAAGGTATCCCATCAAGCAAATCAACCACTGCACAAGTGGACGAAGCTTGCGGTATGTTGGAAGCACGTTCCGAAGTGGACAAAGACTTGGCCATGCT